CTTGAGAATCGAGCCGCTCCGCCAAATCTATCAATAGAACCCGATACAGATGTGCTATCTAAGGTCTTTTGTACCTCAGAAATGATACCAGCACTATCTCTAATCGTCTTTCTGTCATCATAATATACAATTGTTTCCAATTCAATGAATAAAAGATCAGCATCAGTGATAATGATTTGTAATGAACCCACTCTATAATTATTAAGGGATTTGATAATTGCTATTTTGGCCTCAGATGAGAGGGTATTTCCAGTATTTGGCTTGATTGCAATATAAACACGGCCGTATTCTGGAATATCGAGCTCTTCTCCACCAAAAACATACACATCAGATGCAGCTGGATATGCGTTTTGCACCAAAACCTTATAATCTTCAGCAATTACTGCTCTATTTTGTGCTGAATAATACTTCGGAGCTCTAAATTTAATTTGTTCTACAGTTTCAATCCCAGAACCACCGAAGCTATCACTTGCATTCACCACTGTTGCGCTCTGATTCAGAGATGAACCATCAGAAGTAAAGGTTCTACCTGTATAAGAGAAGTAACTTTGAGCAATAATACCGTTTGCTCCCTCTCCATTACTGACAAGATAAGAAACAAACACCTTTGCTCCATTCTTTAACTTCTTACCAAACAATCCGTCACCAAAAGTTAACTCATAATACTCTTCATTGACTTCTTCAATCCAATAAACAGCACTTTCACTCGTTGTTTTAACAAAATTATCAGCTTCTTGATAGAAAGTTCTTACTTCTTGATTTGGATTCTCTTGTACTTCAACACGAATTAAGTCAATATCAATATTTCTATTCTCTAATACAAACTTCTGATTATAATTTGATTGATCTACTGTAAACTCAGCTTCCAAATAGGTTCCTTCATACACAGTCACATCAGAAAATGTACATAACCCAGTAGAACTCACTGGTGCTGTTTCAGAATCAACAATATTAAAGATATAATTAGCGTTCCCAGTGTTTGTAGAAAACGTCATACCTGGACGAATATCCAAATACTCTGGATAACCTGATGGAAAATCAGTTAGTGTTAATTGAAATGTAAATGTAACTGTAGATTGTGATGACTTAGAGGAAGAAGGAATATATCCAATTGACTTTGCATTCGCAACTACATTATCTCTAATCGTGGCTGATGATAAGAAACTCTCATTGGCAATCATATTCGTTGAATATGCANTCAACTGTGACTGATATGCAAGCAAGTTTAAAATAACNGAAAGGTTACTTCCTTCAAAATCAAAATCNGTAAANTGTTTGGTACTTTTCAGATAATTGACGAGATTACTCTTAATCTCTTCAAAATCAACTTCTGTAAGTTTAATAGCTCCAGCCAATGTACTATCCTACTGCTTTCAGTTATTTATAACGCTATCTAGAAGGTGTTAGGATTTGAGTTACTTCAAATATTTGTACACTACCAACAATACGATATTTGATTGTTACATCAACTCCATTGGCATCTGAATTACCAGATACACTCACACCCAACTGATCACTGATAAATGAATTATCATTCACCACATTATAACCATCCTTTGAAATTGCATCCGCATAACTTTCAGCTGCAATCTCTCCATCAATTGGATTATTAAACGTCACCCTAGGTTCATTGAAAATAATAGCTCTTTTAATTTCATCACATAGCAAACCCTCCATAGCTGAATCATTAATATTATAGAATAATGAGTTCTGTACAGTACAACCAAAATCACGTTGAAACGCAACCTCAGAAGGTAAGGTCATTACAATATTTTTCAATGAATTATTAATCGCTCTCTCATTCTGTAATAAAGTAAGATCACCTGTCAATGGATTTGGTTTAAATGCCAACGACACATCTCTATAAGATTTGTCTCTTTTTGATAATGTGTAATTAGACATAAAAATAGGAGCCTTTACGCTCCTATTTATTATTCAATTTTCGGTCTCTTCATCCCACTGTGGATACTTGTCCTTAATTTCCTTCTTCTTTGTATCATTTAGATACCGATCAGAAGCTGGATTTGTAATTAGAACCCTAGTACCATGCTCTTGAAACATTGTCTCCTGAAGAAACTCAGGATGCCTGTTGCTTCTCTCTGTCATTTGCCTTGTCCTCGATAAGGTTTCTTTTGACAATTATTACTCTTCCTTGAATACTTAGTATTCTTAGAGTTTCCTTGCCGTGTCTTCTTTTCTGTTGGATAGAAAAGTGTCTCACCATTCTTACTAAAAATCCTAGCCATTAGTCATCGTCTCCATCATTAAATCGCCACTCTTCCATTACTGTAACCCTTTCAGTGAGATCACGAAGAGTGATAATGATCTCATCTAATACATCAGTTATATTCTGATGCTTCTCCTCGCCTGGTTGGCGATACATTAACTCAACCTTTTCCGCCACACACTGTCTCCTTTGGTGATGGAACCTTTCCTTGCCAAATATAAGGAATCATAATAGTCCTTGCTGACTCAGGTCCAAACCTTAACCACATTGAATAGAAATCATCCCATAGACTTGTATACTCAGGATACTGCTTGATATTCTCCAATGTTAGAACTGATAGTTCATTCTGAAGCTCTTCTACAGTACCCTCATACACCTTATCAAAATGATAAACTGGTTGGATGGTCATTCTCTCATAATAAACTTACTCTATTATTATAACAGACCTTCCATCTCTTCTTCAATACTCTGAAGAAACTCATCTGAAATATGCTGATGAAGAATCTCAGCACTCACTTCATTACTTGCATAACCTTCAGTAACCAAATACTCTACCACATCTTCCTTAGTGATAGAAACATCTTCCTTCTTCATTGCCTTCTTAATCGCCTTATCCTTTGATCCAAAATACTCTTCCTTCGAAGATTCTACCTTGCCATCTTCATCATAATCCTTATCAGCCTTCTTCTCTTCAATTGGCTGACCACTATAATGAGCACCCATCACACCTAAGGCGCGTGAATAACTTGACATACGATTTTCCATAACTCTTTCCTTTGTTTCATCATTATTTAGTTCCTCTACTACTTCAACCTCTTCCTTCTTCATTAACTGAACCTTACGTCCCTTGGGATCATTCATCGCAATACGCCTCTGCATCTGCTTATTAGCTTCCTTTGATTTGCCATGATGAGCAGCAACTACTTCCTTAGCATACGCCTTATCAGCTTGACGACTCATCTTATCCGCTGGCAATGGCATAAATCCCTCTCCCATCGCACCACCTTCTCCACCACCAACATCTCCATCTCCATCTTCTTCCTCTTCCTTCTCACTACCCACATAACCAACACTACCTTTCTTTACTTTCTTCTTTTTATCTTTATCATCACACTCACAATCCTTCCCCTCCTTAAATAATGGCTTCCCATCTTTTCCCATCTCTACTCTTAACTTACCACCAGTTACCTTCGCAGGCTTACCAGCACTCCTCATCTCCTTCTTCCCCTCACTCTCCCCAGCACTATAAGCTGCTTCCCTATTCTCCACTAACGACTCCTCAAACACATCAAACCTATTATAGGAATAAGGACCACCTGATAACTGCATTGTTCTAAAAACATTTCTTTTATTTATAATAATTACCAAAACTTGGCTGCTCTGGATAACTCATACACTGACCACCACAATCCACAAACCTCTCATAATCTTTCCTCCACTGAATATAATCCCTCCTATAACTATTCATCGCCTCAACATACTTCGGCTGCTCATGCACTGAGAGATCCCTCTCATACTGTTGAACTACCTTAGACTCCTCCTCTACAACACTCAACCCAACCTGAGAATCCCTCTCCCTTAACCTCTCATGCTGCTCTGGCGTCGCATTATTCATCACTGGCACTCCATGAAATATCATATGCTTCATCATCGCTACCCCCACATACCCAGCAAAAAGAAATATCGGAAACAATAACACACCCTTGAAGAACAAGTTAATAGCACTCTCCACATCTAACCCTCCCCTCGTATAACCCTCATCCCCTCTCCTTGAAAAAATACTCATCACTAAAAACTTAATTACTCTCTCATTATAACACAAATCCCCCCCAATACTTTAAAATCCTGCCGGAAAAAATTTTCTGTTATTATGAAGTTTGTCTTGCTTATGGTCTTATAGATTAGACTAGGCGGTTTTTCCCCTTATAATATTATAATAAATTAACTGGCGATGTTGACATTATAAAAGGAGGCTTATAAGGCCTCCTCGTATACTCAACCATTGGTTTCGTTCATGTGGTCTACGATCTCGTTGAAGCCATGTCCGACGGTCTCCCAAACCACGGTATGATCATGAGTCCAGTTCTTAAGAACGGTATCGGTTCGGGTCATGCCTTCAGCCGGTACGAATGTTCCAGCGACAACTCCAGGAACTGAAACGAGAAGGCCACCGATGATGAACATCTTGGTAAGGGCCCAACCGAGACGGTCCTTAAAGTCTTCAGCTCGGTTTCCAGAAATGCTGATGTGGCTCATGTGTCCTCTGAGTTAGGTTGTTCGAAGTGGGAAGTTTCCCTCTCTTCTCCTTTATTATAGGGTGGAGAGGGTGTGTTGCCAATGAGTAGAAATACTCATCTTAGGAGGCTCAAGCCTCCTTAGCCTCCTCATCAGCCTCAGGTGCTGAGTCGCCGTAGTCTAAGGACTGAAGAATGGCGATGGCGGCTTTGAGTTTGCCTCCATCTGCCGCCCATGCTGCTGCCTCCTTCCGTCCGTCTGCCTTATCAACCGCCATGTCCTCGTGCCATTCAGCGGCGTTAACCATCAACCAAATGGCCATCGCCATTGAACCCTTAAAGCCAACGGCTCCCATTGCTTCCATCGCTACGGTGAGAGGTGTCTTAACCTCTTCGTTTGCCTGAGCCAA